AGGGTAAGCATAGAATGAGCTGGAGTTTTTTGGTTGGTTATAATCAACAGATAAAGTTCCATTTGTATTTAGTATTACTGGATTAAAACGAACTATAAACTTTCTAAAGTACATGTCGTTTCTATTCGCACACCAAATTCCAGAATACCAGCTAGGGCTTTCTTGTATGTATTGCCTACAGTATTCAGCAACATTACACTCATAAATACCAGTGTCTGAATCTGAGTATGCATTAAATTGAGCTCCTGTAACTTCATAATCAGCAAGCACTTCATTCCACATTAATAATTCACATCTAAAGTGAATTATATTTGAAACTGAGTCATCTTGAACTGAAATTACGATAGGTCTTTGTGTGGTTACATTCTTACCATGTGGTTGTTTATATATATCCCAAGCCATTATTTATTTCCTTTTAACATCCGATTAATTTCTTTATTTATAGACAGCATTATTATAGCCTGAATATCATCCATTATTTGTTTGAAAACTTTTGATTCTACAGCATCAAACCATCCTGTTACCTTTACTGTTCTTGATGGGCTTCTATTGGAAGCAGCTTGAGCTACAGCAAACGCCATTTTTTTTGCAGCAATATCAGTTAATCCGTATTTTCTTTTACACCATATTATTAGTGCTGTTATATACTGACTTTTACCTCCTGAATTTAAAAACCTTCCATAAGGAGCTTCATCTGGTTGTGTTCCCATTTTTTTTGAACCACCAGTATTTAATCTTATTGCACTATCTGCTGCTTCAAATTCCCAATTTAAAAACCCTGAATTAATGACAGGGGGATTAGCCTTTAGGCTGTTTATTGTTTTCCCTGATGTAGTGTGAGCTCTTTGATTACCTGACCTAACCTTTGTTAATCCATTCCTCATAACTCTAATAGCATTAGTGTCAGCACCATTCATTAACCTTATAATTATCTCTTCATATAGCATTATTATCCTGGATTATTTGTTTGGTCAGGAGGGAAAAGATTTACTGGAGGAAATACTGGAGGACTATCAATACAAGGGTCTTCTAATGCTCCATAACAACATGAACCATCATCAACACCAGCAGCAGGGTCATAATTTATAGCATCAGGGTCAATACATCCACAAGCACCAAAGAACGCCTCACAAGGGTCGTCACAGCCATTATCAGGATTTCCCCCACCACTACAAGCATCAACAGTAACAGCTATATTAGCTATAGCTTCAAATCTAATACGAAGAGCTACTAATTTATCGTTAAATATACCCTTTTCTCTTTCTATTGTTATTTTATGCTTAGGAATGTATGCTGAACAACCACCACCACCACTAATTCCAAGTGCAAGACAACTTAGCATGTTCCAAAATTTTATTTCAAGGTCTGAAAATATTTGAGCCACCTCAGTATCAAAAATCTGAACTCCTTGAGTTGTTGTATCTGAGAATGGTCTTGCTATAACTAAATCAAAAGTATAAACCTCTTTAATTCCCTCAGCAATATAAGATGTAGGGTAGTCTATATTTAGTAAATCATAACAAATGTTATGGTCAAAATTTATATGCTCTGGAGGCCCAAATTTAATACTACAGAATCCTGCTGCTACTGCACATGACTGGAAGTCTGCCATTAATTGAGATAAGTTATATAAAGGTACATCAAATTGAGACATTGTTTTTTATTTTTTTGTTAATTGAGATTCATATTTTTGTTTACAAGAAAAGTGAACATTTCTTCCGTCAATAGCTTTAAAGTAAGACTCATTAAATCCCTTACTACATAGAGCACATATACTTATATCATTATTTTCATATTCATCCTTACATGCTGTATGAACTTTTTTGCCATCTGAAGCTGTGGTGTGATTACAAGCACAGCCTACAAGGTTTAAATTACAATTAGGGCAGACTTTTGGCATTAGTTATTTTTTTTATTCAAGTCACTATAATGTTTTTCATACTGCGATACTGCGTTCTTCCAAGATAGGTATGTTAAAACCTCATACAGGTCTGTTAAAAGAACACTGTTAATTGGATTGTGGGTTGGGAGGGTGAAAAGACCCTCTTTAGCCACATCATACAAGCTATTTAACCATCCATAACCTGATATAGTGGTTTTTGCTGCGATAACAGCTTTTGGGTCTCCTCCATCTGAAGTAAGGTTAGGGAATGCATCATTAATTTGTTCTCTTGCTTGAGCAAAAAAAAAGCGACATCCCAAATGGTTGCCATGTCGAGTTTTTTAAACTTCTGCGTCCTTTCTTCTATCATAACTTCATCTACCAATCCTCTTTTTTCTCCTTCTTTCTTACAGAGAAGAGCTATCTGTCTTGGTAGATACCCAAAATCTCCATTTTCTATTCTTTTATTATTTAATTCAACCTGCTCTGCCTCAATATATGTCCCAAAATTCTCATCCTCCATGCCTCCTTTTGGAAGTAAGAAAGTCTCATCATTAAATGTAAATTTATCAAGAGCTATAGGGTTATATTGTTCTCCTACAAAATCAATAGTCTTGAGAATATCCTCAATCATATCTAAAGAGCATAAAGCAATTTCAGACTCATCCAGTCCAGTCCAAAAGCAAACTATCTTTGTATTAAATTCAACATTATCAATACTAACTAATAAGGATATTATCTCTTCATTATCTGATTCATTAGAATCATTTTTATAGCCACTAATCACATCAGCCTCTGATTTCCTTGCCTTACTTATATTTGAGAACTGTATGAATTGTTCAAAACTAACATCAAACCAACTAGTTGGTATTTCAATTTCCTTCTCGTTTATTTTTATAATCTTCATTAATTTAGTAGTGTTTTATCATTTTCATAGCTAGGATTAACTAAAGCCATGTTTTCAAGTTTTGTTATAGTTTTAAGTAGCATTTTAGCTACTCTTCCTATAACTTTATCCATATTAAGATGAGATGTGTCAATCCCAGCCAAATAACCCAAGCAAGCCCAATAAACCATATTAGGCAAGCTAAAGAACCATTCATTTCTTAATAAAGGGTCTTTGTAAACATAACTGCCTTGTTCGTTGTGAACTTCTATTATAGATGTTATAGTATCTAAGAAAACATCATAATTATCATCTTCAAGTGTTATTTTGTCCATTAAAGCTTGAATATCGCTTAAATAATCTAATATTATCTCCTGATGAGTAATATTCATACAATAAATATCGTCTTGGTTATCCATTTATGCAATTATACAATAAATTATATAAAAAAGCAACCCATGTTTGGAACATTCTAACCCCATGCCAATACTTTATTTCCATTACCAAATAAATAACTCATTCTCATCATTAAAGAATCAGCGTAATCAGGTGAACGACCAATAGCCTGCTTCACTTCTTTCTTAGAAAGTATAGAAAGTTTACCATCTAAATCAATATCCTTCCTTCTAACTACCTCTAATTCTTCAATTATCTTATTCCTAATATCTATATTCTTCTCTTTTATCTGTATATTACCTGCATTAATCTGTTCGGCAAGCTTATAATAGCACTGAGTCTTTAAATTACGGTAGTTTTCTCCTTTTATTGCCTTGGAGTTGTTAATAAATGCTTTAACCCCCTTCATATAGTGCGAAAGGTACTGTCCAACCCCATCTGAATCAATTACTATGTTTTTTCTATTTATTGAATGTTTTTCTGCCAAATTTTTAATTAAAATTTCAATACTGTTAGCTGAACTCTTATCTTTAGTTATTATCTCTTCAACAACCATTCCCTTCCATCTAGTTATAACCATCTTATCACTTCCCATTAAAGCTACATCACAAGTTAAGAACGCCTCATCATCTTCAGGAACACTATTCTTAAATACATTAATTAGAGCTTCATATTCAAATAACTTATCTTTTCCTTCATCATATTCCCAATTACCATGTAAAAGTCTCTCTCTTGACACAGGGTCAAGCTTTCTTAGTTGTTCTTCATAGTATTCAGAGATGTGTGGATTGTCTTTTAGTTTTGCTTGTACAAATCTTTGATGAGAAGGTAAGTTATCATCCCTCCATTGTTTGTAAAAATCGTAAACCCAGTTTTTGGCTGGATTGCAAGACATAAGTATCTTTGGCCGAAGGTCAAAATCGCCTAATTTATACCTTATCCTTGATGCAACAACATTCTTTGCTTTTTCAGTACACTGATTAACCTCATCAATGAAAGCTCCAGAAATCTCAAGTGACCCAAGTGAGTCGAAATTTGGGTCTGCTGGATATTGATAAAGGTCTTTTAGTAAAATAGAGCTACCATTTATAAATTCAATAACATTTGACTGTGCATTAAACTTATATGTATCTCCTTTCTTCACTCCCCAGTCTGAACAAACGCTAAAAAATGAGTTAAGTGTTGTTTCTTTAAGTGTTTTCAATACCGCTCTACCCATAAGCCACCTTGTTCCTGGGTATCTCAAACACGAATACAACAACCAGGCCGCTCCGAAGTAAGATTTTCCGCCACCAGCACTTCCCCCAAAGAGAATTTCAGAGGACTCTTTGTCGTGTAGGTATTCCCAAGCCTGGTGTTGTTTTATTGTTGGCGTAAACTTTATCTCCATTTACGAATAACGCCAAACAAGTAATTGATTGGTTTGATTATTATTTGGAATAATAAGAAATATGCCAAAAATAAAGGAATAGTAAATGCGAGTATAATATATACGAATGGCAAGTGAACACCTAAGTCTGACATTTTTGTTTTATTTTCTTCTTTCATAATTATGATGGGAATAAAAGTCTAAATGGAGTATTAGGATAAGTTTTAATCCAGTTAATAAGGTCGGCATCAGCAAAGCTTTTAGTTATACTCATATCTCCTGATGGCCTGCTACACCAACCTGCTATTGTTGTGTAGGTTGAGCTTTCGCCTCCTAACATTAGTCTTACCTCACCAAGATTTAATGTTCCTATTGTCATTGGTTTATTAAGAAACTTGCCACGAACTAGAATCGTTGCGTTTTGTTCTCCTTTTGATTTTTCTGAATTGTCCCCTCCACTATCTCCTGAGGTTACTATAAATGTAATTGGTATTGCCATAATTTTTATTCTTAAAGTTACTTGATTTATTGATTAATTTTTATTATTATTGAAAACTCTTTTGTTTTTCAGATTGATTAATTACTTTAAACAAAGGTTTAATTGTTTTGCTTGTCAAAACAGTCTGTAAAACTATTGAGGTTGGGTTTATTATATCTATTCATCATCTTCAGGCTTAGTATAATTAAACACAAACGAATCACCCCCAGTTGTTAAATCCACCCTATCTATTGCTATTCCTTTCATCTTAGCTATATCTTGAAGTAACAACCTACAGATGTTTAAATCCCCTCCCTTATACCCCTTAGTATATAAGTCATACAACATCATTGTGTGCTTATCAACCTCATATTGCTTCTCTTCATCAAACTGTTCTTTAAAATACTGTAAAGCTCTCTTATAATATATAGATGCTTGCCTCTTTTGTATCCCCCAGTTCTTATCGCAATACTCAATTATGTCTGTATATCTAACTCCTTGTAAAACTAATCTAACTATC